GGGGTTTGAAAATCTCGAAATGAGTTTTTCAGGCCCCTGTTTTTTAGTTCTTTGACAACTTGTTGGGGCGGTTGACTAGTCTGATAGGCAGTTTTCACCTCCTTTCAATGACCCTCAAACCCATCAGATCGGACAGGCTGGTGGGCATCAACCGTCCCGATAAAAGGTTAAGGTTAGTTTGATTAGGCTGGAGAAGATCACGCCCGGGGAAACTAGAGTCCAGATATTTAATAAAAAGGGTAAAAAAGGTACTTCTTCAGCCTTACTAAGCCAATCTTTAAGTAAAGGAGAAAGCTTATGCGAAAGGAACTAGGGCATTAATAAGCCCCCAAATCCTTGGGGATGGATATGGTTCCTCCTTGGGGTGGGTCTGTTACTTCTAGCAACCGTGATCGTTCAAGGAAGCAGAGAGAGCAACGTAGATTCAAAAATAAGAGAGTTAGAGATAAAGGTTAAGAAGTTAGAAGAACAACCAAAACAATTAAAGATAGAGGATATAAATGAGACACGTAAGACTGAAACAGTGGTGCAGCAATCCGCTCGAAGCGAGCCAGTCAAACGTGTTCTTTCCGTATCTGGAAACTGTGAGCAATACCGAAGCCTGGTATCACAATATAGCTGGAATGTTGAGACGGTTCTTAAAATCATGTTTGCGGAAAGTGGCTGCAATCCGAACTCGCTATCGAGGACATCGGATCGGGGGCTGATGCAGATAAACCGAGTTCACGCTTCTAAGGTAGGAGGGGACTTAAATAAATTATATGATCCTGCTACGAATATAGCGGTGGCTTACCAGATATACGCAGACAGTAATTGGTATCCGTGGAGTGTTTGTACTAGAGGGGCAGTTAAATGTTGGTGATATGAACATATGTCACAGAAACCTAGCAAGATATATCGAGAGGAAAAGAAGACAACACAAAATAATGAAGACGTTGTTTTGGCTGTGCTTCGGAACCTTTACAATTTTTGTCTTAGTTCCGGCGTCAGTACTAGTGGCATTTATTTTATGGTGGATTATTCTACTGGTGTGGGCGGTATATTTTTGAATGAACAGAAAGAAACTGTCTCATAAGTGTGATTTGCTCTTTTCAAAAAGAATAAGGGAAGCGGGAAAGTGTCACAGGTGTCCTAGTACAGAGTACCTCCAATGCGCTCATATAATTTCTCGGAGGTACCACAACACCAGATGGGATTTATCTAACGCCCTGTGCCTTTGTAGGGGCTGCCACGTGTATTTTACTTGGCATCCTCTCGAATGGGAAATATACATAAAGAAAGTTTTAGGGTCTGGTTATGAGGCAATGAAAAGAATCGCTTTATCAGTTCCTTTAAAGATAAATTACGAGGAGTTAATTGAGAAACTAAAATGAGCAAAGCAAAAAGAACTAAATTAGAAAAAAGAAATAGTGAGTCAAGAATACTAGCGAGAGCGTTAGCAAAGTCTAAGAAAAAATGAATTGCGGCATTTGTGGAAAACAATTAACAACGATAGATGATATAACTTTTTCCTCCTTTGATACCTATCATAAATTATGTTGGGGAAAAAAGGAATACATAGAAGATAAAGTAAACGAAGCCTTAAATTGGAAAGTTAATGAGGAAGCAGTAGATATTTTATCTGAACTTTATAGTTGATTCTTGGTTTGGGCTAGGTAAGCCAGAGAAACCAATAAGCAAACGGGTGGTGCTCTCCAGTTGAGACTAGTGTAAAACTGGAGCCTAGCCCTGACGAGGGATTAAATCAAGGAGGAGGTCATGATAAGGTGCGTAGACGCAGCACTCGTCACCCGTCGTGGTCTGTTCTTTACGGCGATACCGCTCGGCCTCCTCGAGCAATGTCGAGAAGATCGGGACGAGATGGTCAACAGAGGGGCAAAATACATCACCTTCTGCGTAGACATCGACAACGTGGAGGAAGGGACTCATCAACAGTTCGAGGCCCGTGATATTTTGGTGAGGATGTTGTGATGCCAATCCAAAATGAAGTCTGGGTGAAGGGGGATACCAAATCAATTGTCATGGAGATGCTGAAAGCGATAGGGAAGGAGCATAACCTTGACATCTGGTACAACGGAATCCAGATCTGGAAGGCTGTTCCTGAAGCATTACAAAGCAGGGAACAGGATCATCATCGTACCGACTCTTGACTTCTGGAAAGGAATCAAGATCGCAAACTTGAATCAAGTCAGCTTCCAGCTAATGCTCGAAGCGGACAAAGGATTCATTAAGAAGTTGCACAAAGAACTGGGAGAGATCTTGGCTCTTAGCTCTTAACCCCTCAAGCCACCAGCTAGAGGAGCTTTGAGCATGGGGGAGAAGCCACCCGCCGACTTCTCCCCTCCAACTTTCGAGGTTTGCGACTAGATAAGTAATCTTGTCGGAGGCCTCGGACAATAAACTTAGAGGCCAACTGTTAAGACAACTCTGGTTTCAGATCGGGGGCCTCCAACTATTATGAAAAACAAAACAATGTCTAGACCGGCAAAGATTGTACACAGTGGCAGACCACTTTCAATAACTGATGAGGTAGTTAAGAAACTAGAGTCTATATTAAAAATAGGCGGAACCATCGAAGAAGCTTGCTCTTACAGTCTAATTTCAAAACCCACATATTACGCAAAACTAAATAGCGATGAGGATTTCTTTACTAGAATGGAAGCGTCTAAATATTATGCTGACATAAAAGCAAAAAATTTAGTTGTTGACGCTATTGTTGAAGATAAAGATTTGGCGACTGCTAAATGGTGGCTTGAGAAAAGGCAATTTAAAGAAGGGCCAGTTGTAGCGACTCAAGTAAATATTGGTGGGGATATGAGTTTGGAATTTATTACAGATGCAAGTAAAACTACATAAAGGACAATACGAAGTTGCGAATGATACACATAAATACAGGGTTCTTAACGCCGGTAGACAATGGGGAAAGTCAGTTCTTAGTCGGCTTATTATTTTACAGTGGGCATTAAAAGAACCAGGAATTTATTGGATAGTTTCACCTACCTATCGGCAAGGAAAACAGAATCATTGGTTGAACTTAAAAAAAGAAATACCGAGAGAATGGATACAAAACAGTAATGAAGTTGAATTGTCGGTCACACTTAAAAACGGTTCCATTATCGAACTTAAAGGAGCAGAAAATCCCGATAGTTTACGAGGAGCAATCATTCATGGATTATGTGTGGATGAAATTGCGAGTATTCGTAACTGGGATTGGTTATGGAGTGAGGTTCTTGCAGCAACTATGGTTCGTTATGATGCCCCGGCCATATTTATTTCTACACCGAAAGGTTACAACGCTTTCTATGACTTATTCAATAAAGGACAAGGGGAAGAACCTAATTGGAAGTCTTGGCATTTTACCAGTTACGATAACCCGTATCTATCAAAGGATATTATAGATGAAAAGAAAAAGGAACTTACTGAAGATACTTTCGCCCAAGAATATTTGGCGGATTTTCGCAAGTTTACTGGACTTGTTTACAAAGAGTTCAACCGGGAAACCCATGTCATCGACCCGTTTCCTATTCCTGAAGAATGGTCAATCTATCGGGCAATGGACTTTGGGAGCCAAAATCCAACTGCCTGTTTATGGATAGCGGTAGACGAGGATGATAATTGGTTTATATTCGATGAGTATTATGAAGCGGGTCAAACAATTGATTACCACGCAGGTGTCATTAACAGTAAATCACAAGGAATACCGATTGTGGCCACCTATGGCGACCCATCAGGAGCCCAGTGGATTACTGAGTTTGCCCAACGAGGAATTTACATTACCCCAGCTAATAAGGAATCTGGAACAGCAGACCAGAACTGGGTCAGATATGGAATTGAAAAGGTATCCGAAAAGCTCAAATGCGTACCAGGACATGATGTGCCACAAGTTCGAGGGAATAAACCTTTATTGGACAGCGGACTGCCCGCACTATTCGTCTTTCGAGATTGCAAGAATACTATCTCAGAATTTGAGCATTACCGATGGAAAGAAAAGAGTGAAGGTACACCCAAAGACATAAACGAGCCGGATATGCCGGAGAAGGCTAACGACCACCTTATGGATGGGTTGAGATACTTCGCAGTCAGTTATAAGAAAGCAACAGAAACGCCAGAGGATTTTAATGTTGATAAAAAAGATTGGACGTTTAAGTAGATGGATCAACCAGAGCAGCAAATAACAAATGAGGAACAGTTCCTTAAACTACTGGCTACGCTAGATCCTGAGTTGTGGAGGATCAAACAATCTTTACAGGTTAACGAAATCAATCCAATGGTGATTCCGTTTGTTATCGAAGCTTTGTCTCATGTAGCGAATATAACAGGTCATGGATCAATCACAATTTATATATCTAATGGGGAAATAACTAATATCGAACCGGCGGGAAGAATGAAGATAAATTTAAGAGCGGTGATTGCGGGGACAAGATGATGTTACTAAAACTTGTATGTATTTCTATTGTAATTAAACAAGGATTGATAGCCCACTATAAAGTATCAAAAGAAATGTTGAGAGCTATTATTAGAATCTTAAAGACTGATTTGAAGGGGGGTGTTAAATGAAAATTGAGGAGGAGTAAAGATGGCAAGAATATTTAGTAAACGAACTAAAAAGATACCAAGTAGAAATCAGTATTTAGTAATCGAAAATTTTCCTTTGGGGGACAGATTTACAAGCGAAGATGTTTCTAAGTTACTAGGTGTCAGTCACGCCAGTTTAGGTGGTGTAATGAGTAGTTTAGAAAGAGCTGGTTACGTTAAAGCAATTTATCGAAAGACAAGAAATAATACAGTATACGAACGGGAAATTGGAATTTAATTGATTACTGAATTGATAAATGATATAATTAAGCAAACTACGAGGAGTGGCGGAATAGGTAGACGCTGCTAGCAGGGGTTCGTTATAGAGGTATACCTAGTCTATGCGTCCCTATGCAAGGTGACTGAATCTTAACTAGCCATTGATGCAGAAGAGCAAATCCTTGCCTTCTCTTAGTGCAGTAAAGAATAATAGGGTCAAAGGTTAAAAAATTCGAGACCCGTTTATATTCCATTAGCAAGCATGGAAATGTAGGCGGGTCTATTTTTATGATTGCAATCCAGCCTAAAGGTACACAAAAAGAACAAGATTTATTCTCAAAGGTTCGTTCCCATTACGATAGGTCAAGGCGTGATTTAGATGTTAGACGTTCAGACTTCGATAAGAAAGACGAACTGTTCAGAACATATATTGACCCTTCTAATTGGCCTTACAAAGCTCAAGTAGCCGATCCTTCCGTATTCACATTCATTATTGAAAAGACTTCCCGGCTTATATCGAATAAGTTAAGAGGAATGGTCAAGCCACGCCAAGGTGGAGATTGGCTTAAAGCTAAAATCAATAATGAAATCCTAGACTATCAATGGGATCTAGCCAACGAGGGTGGGTCGATGATCCAGAAGTGGGCTTTGATCGATCAGAATGTCAGGAAGTATGGATCAGGCTTTGGATTGTGTAAATGGCGATACGAAACGATCAAAGGAAAGACAGAAACTTTATATGACAATCCAGAGTTTGAAGTAATACCTAACAGAGACTTTCTATACAACCCGGATCATGCTGAAATAAGAGGTTGGGCGCAGATAAGACGCTATGTCACTTTGGACGAACTAAAAGCGGTTAATGATCTAGCGAGAACCAAGCCGGTATATAAGAACTTAGACATTTTAGCCCAGACCTTAGAGGAAGAAAACTCAGTATCAGATAGAAGGGATGTCAATTATCAGTCAAGAAACAAAAGTATTAAAGGTCTGACTGATACATTAGGGGAAGATAAGTATGATAAGTACATTGAGATCTTAACTGAGTACACCCCGACTAAGATAACTAGATTCTCACCAAGACACGGAGTAATTTTATCCGAGCAAGACAATCCTTATCAAGAGATTCCAATCGTCCATCTTAAATATTACGTGATTGATGACGATTTCTATGGTTTAAGTGAAGTAGAGCCTATCGAGAAGCTCCAGAAGGTCGAGAACGCCCTTATCTCTCAGTATTTGGATACGATCAACTCCGATCTATATCCGCCTCTCTTGGTCAAATCTACGGGCGTACAGATGCACACACTAGAATTTGGTCCTAACAAGAAATGGTTGATGAACGACCCCAATAATGACGTGAAGAGATTTACTACTTCAACAGCCGCAACGACTCAATTTACTTCAACAATCAGTTTTATCATCTCAAGGATGCAGAATGCGGTGGGTGAGACATCAGAAGGACTATCAAACATCAATCCTTTAGGTGGAGATAAGACAGCGACAGAGATAAGGGATACAGCAATTCAGAGAGTAGCGCGAGACAATTTTAATCAGATCTTTCTATCCGAAGCACTTAAAAAGCAGATGCTACTTTGGATGAAGATGAACTCCAAGTATTTAACAAAGAATATGATTCTACGGATAATGTCTAATGATTCCCTAGCATTCTTTAAAGAGAATATGTTAGTCCCTCCAGCACCGGCAACACCTAATCCGATGACAGGACAGCTAGATCAAACCTTAGATCCTTTGACAGGGCAACCGGCGACCCCTTCTCCTTATGGAATGAATCCACAGGGTGAATGGGGACAAGGTGAACCAGTCTTTCCTGTTGCTCAAGGTAAAGAGACAGTGCCTAAGTTTGAGATGGATCAGACAGGATCAAGCGGGACCTTAGTTGTTGAGCCAAAAGACCTTGCTGGAGTCTATGACTACATTCCAGATGTCGAGAGTATGAGTATCCAAAACACCGAACAGTCCAAACAGAAGATGACTCTACTTCAGACGCTTATATCAAGCCCGGTGATTATGCAACTTCTTCAACTAGAAGGACAGAAACCAAAGATAAGCGAACTGTTAACGGAAACAATGGAAGATTTAGGCTTTAAAGACGCTAAAAGGTTCTTTGAACAAGCGGAACAACCGCAGATGGGAGGCATGAATGGCCCGGCGCAAGCAGGACAACCTCTCCAAGGAGGAACTCCTCCTCCTGAAGGAGTCGTCCCTGGTAGTCCAAATGGCCAACTCGGAGGGGTACAACCAAGTGGTACGCCCAACCCTGGAGGCCAAGCTGAACCAGTCGTTCCCAGACCCTTCTGAGTTCGACTCCGATGAGAAGTATTTATATGCAGCCAAAACAGCGAGCATATTTAAAAAGGTGATTGCAGAATTATTAATCTTTATGGATGGTCATCGATCCAGACTAGAGTTTTTAAACAAGAAGATGGAAGGCAAGACAGTCGATAAGTTTGAAATCGGGAAGGAATGATATGCCATATAAGTCAGCTAAACAAAGGGCATGGATGCACATTCACGAACCTGCAATAGCTAAAAGGTGGGATACACGGTATGGAGCAGGAATTAAAAAAGGAACTTCCAAAAAAAGAGTTCTACGAAAAACTAGACGAGGAAAGTAAAGACTATGAAGCCGAGAAAGAATTACATGACATGGACAAGCGGGCAAACCTTCTCGACCATGTCCATGAGTTTACCTTACAAACCGGAAACAGAGCCTACTGCAACTGCGGGTGGGGAATATACCTTGACACTAAAGACGAAATCAGAAATGGGAAGTTATACAGGGATGGAACTTTAATAATATGAGCGAGCAGGCTCGCTTAACCTTTGCTTGCGGTTAAACGGGCCAATAACTTGCTATCGGGTCGCCTCCGTTATCGGGCTGTAGAAATGAGGTGAAATAGCATGGCAGAAGATAAAGAGGCCGTAAAAACCGCTGAGGCTTTAGCGGCTACAGAAACGCCTCCTGTAGAAGAAGAAAAGCCAACCGAAGGGGAACCTGAAACGGCAGAGAAGCCAGAAGAAACACCAGAAGAACCTGAGGTCGCACCTGAGAAACCAGACGCAAAAGCCTTTCAGGCGATGCGACACCGGATTCAAGAACTTGAGAAAGAAGCAGCTACTAAGAGTGCAGAAGTTGGACCTTTGGTTCCAAGAATCGAGACTCCGACCCCACAAGGGCCAGAAGTAGTGAATCAGAATCAGTTCTTTAATCAGGAAACTGGGGAATTTGACGCTGTAGGTTATCAGAATGCTGTCAGGGCAGACGCTATGAAGGCAGCTAACGAAATAACCGAACTGCGTATCGAGGAGGAACGCCAGACACAAGAGGCTTACGTCTCTTACCCGGCTCTGAATCCTTCGGTAAAAGAGTTTGATCAGGATCTTTATGACGCAACGAGTGCCATCCTTTTACAATCGATGGTTAAGGGTCAGAAAGTTACCGTCAAACAGGCGGCGGAGAAAGCACTTGGTTTATCCAAGAAGGCTTTAAAGGAAGCTGCCGATACAGGTGCTAAACAAGAACTTGAGAACATAGCGGCTAAAGAAGCGGCGGCCTTGGAAGCAACGGCCAGTAGTGGTCGGGCTACCGAAGACCTAAGCGACGTTGAACGTCTTTCGGATATAACCCGTCAAGGGGGACCTGAAGGACAAGCAGCTATAACCGAACGCCTTAAAAGGGCGGGACACTAACCTTGGGAGTTGAGCTTTCTCAGGGTTAGCAAAGCAAATGTTAGCTCTGAGAAAGTGGTGAATATATATGGCATACGGACTATTAAGTGTAATGGATGCGAGTAGAAAAGAGACTATTCTTGATGTCTTTCAAGACGCTACTCCACGCAGTACGCCTTTGATGACCTTGTTTTCTACAGGGACAGCCAAAGGAACGGTGGATGAGTGGGTAGAAGATTATCAAGCTCGATCTACTACATCAACAGGCAAGATTGAAGGTGCAGATGTAACCTATGATGATTTGACCCAACCGGCAAGAAGGAATAACTTGACCCAAATCGAAAGCACGAACGTCAAAGTTTCGGGTACAGAAAGGGCAGTTAGCGTTGTCGGCAACCAAGATCCGTTTACCTATCAGAAAGGTAAGCAGTTGGTCGGTCTTAAACTTCAATGGGAGTACAGCATCATCAACGCTGGGGCAAAGATCTCCGGACAATCTGGTGTAGCCGCAGGAATGGCAGGGATTATTTCCATTGTCAGTTCCCACGCTACCGCTAGAAACTCTGGAACATCAATGTCTATCCAAGAGATAAATGATATGGTTAAAGAAGGCTTTAACGATGTCGGGATTGAGAATATGTTCGACACGCTTGTTTGCCCAATGGGTATCAAGCAGAAGATCGGACAATTGACAACTCCTCTGACAAGGAATGTTGATGCAACGCAGAAGAAATTAGCGTATGAGGTTCAGTTATTAGCAACCGATGGCGGTGATATTAAAATCATTCCTCATCAGGACCTTTACAACTCCGCTACCACTCCAGGACCGAACGTTCTCGCCTTGAGAATACCGTCTTGGCAATTCGCCTGGCTTCGTGAACCAGCCTGGAAGCCTCTTGCTTCACAGGGTGACAACGAGAAGGGTGCTTGGATCAGCGAAGGAACGCTAAGGTATCTGGCAGAACGTACGAACCAATTCAGAACTGGTTATTGTCTAACTGGTTAGTTGGTAAACCTATGGGGGTGGGATAAACTCTCACCCCTTATAGGGAGGAATTATGCAAGCATTTGAAGCAAACGGACAGAAATACAGAATAACGAATAAATGGGCAAGCGACTTAGGCGATGCCGTTGAAGTAGTTGGTCAGAAGTACTACGGCAGTCATAATCCACAAGGATCAATCAAATCCCTGATAGACTGGACAGCCCTTTATGAGATTGTTTCAGTTTACGAGAAGTTTTTTCCAAAAGAGGTTATAGATTATCTGAAACTTAATTCAAAGATTAAAAGCGAATGGGGTTATTTAGAGGATAAGACGACTAAAAAGGGTGGGGAAGCCAATGTAAGACAGCTTGGGGTTATCCCTTTTCACTTAATGACTTTAATCAATGTCGTTTGGCCTAAACATAAATATACGAGGACTTTTAATAATCGATTCTTTAAAACTTTTAAACGAATGGCCACTGCCGAAAGGATATAAAGCAAGCAAATGTCAAGAGTAGCACTTAATTTAATTTGCCGTAACGAACAAGACAACATTGCCCGTGCAATCAATTCTGTTCTTCCCTATGTTCAAGGTGTCTTTGTCTTGGATACTGGTTCCACTGACAAGACGGTAGAGATTGCCAAGAGTTTAGGTGCAAATGTCATAGTCAACACCGATTTCAACTACACCGTTACTAAAGAGGATGAGAAGTGGGTCAAGGACTATCTCGGACCTTTATCCTACTTGAAGGTAGGAGATAAGCTATTCAGGTTTGGTCAGGCGAGAAACTATCTTCTATCAGTTACCCCCAGAGAATATGACTGGATTCTTTGGTTGGATGCCGACGATATATTCGATGGCAAAGAAAATATTGCTAAGATTATCCAACTAGCCAACGAACATCAGGCAACATCGGTCTTTCTTAACTATTTATACCAGTGTGAGTTTAATCCTGACGGGTCGATTAAGAATGTTATCATCTCTCATTTAAGGGAGAGGTTATTTAAGAACGATGGTACATACGCTTGGAAGGGAGAGATCCACGAAACTTTAATTGCCGAAAAGAGTTTCAAGAACATCGATTCAAAAGATGCTCAAGTTATCCACACGATTACCAACGATGATTTGACTTCTTCCATTGGAAGGAATATCCGCAACTTAGAATTTGAAGTAAGAGATACCAAGGCAGAAGACCCAAGACCGATTTATTACCTCGCTAAAGCCTACTTTGACCTTGCGACAGATGAATACCGTAAGGAAGCGGAACGATTGATAAAGGAAGGTTACTTAAAGGCTTCTGGTTGGGGGGAGGAACGGGCTCAGGCATGGGATTATATCGCGTGGATTAGGAGACATTTTAACGATCCAGTTAATGTCATCAAAGCCGCCCATAACTCTTTAATTGAGAATCCTTTATTTCCCGATACCTACATTAGTTTGGCGGAAGGTTGTCTAATGAAAGGTCAGTGGGAATATGCCCTGCATTGGGTCAAGATCGCTATGAAAACTGAAAGACCGCAATCTACCCTATTGGTTAATCCAGTAGAGAGTGCTGTTCGGTCTTTAAATGTCATTTATATTGCTAGTATTAACTTGGGAAAGTTTGATGAGGCTTGGGCAGCAGTAACTAAACTTTGGGATATGGCCCCGACTCGTCAAGGAGTGAAGGAACTCTATGATCAGGCTACTGATTTAAGGACTCAAAGAGAAATAACGACCCATGCCGGAGAGTTAATCAGGTTTTATGGGGAGAACAGAATGGTAGAAGGTGTCCAAAAGGTTATTTCGTCACTTCCCCACGCTATCGCTGATAACCAAGTGATCCAAACTCTTGCTTTGCAGTATCTTCCGCCAAGAGAACATACAAATAAAGAAGTAACAATCTTCTGTGGGCCAGGATTTGAGACTTGGAATCCCTTAACTATCGAGACAGTCGGCTCAGGAGGGTCTGAGGAGGCAGTTTACCGATTGAGTAAGGAACTAAGTGCTTTAGGGTATAAAGTGACCGTATATGCCTCTCCAGGGGATCAGGTAGGTATTCACGATGGGGTAGATTACAAGAACCACTATGAAATCAACTGGAATGATAAATTTAACATCTTAATCGCTTGGAGAAGCCCCGGTGTAGCTGATTTACCGATAAATGCTAATAAATTCTATGTCTGGATGCACGATGTACCTCAGGTGAAGGATTACACGCCAGAACGGATGCAAAAGATAGATAAGGTGATTGCGTTGTCTAAATTCCACGCTTCTTTAGTCGAACAAAGAGAAATAGAAGGTAGAACCTTTGGAGTACCAAAAGAAAAGATTTTCATTAGCAGGAATGGAGCGACAGTGATATGAACAAACAATATAAATGTTTCTGGGGATCTAGTTACGATAGGGGTCTGGAAAGGTTACTAGCTATTTGGCCTGACATAAAGAAAGAAGTACCATTAGCAGAGTTACATATTTATTATGGGTGGCAGCTTTTCGATGCTGTTTATTCGAGAATGGCGTACAACCCCGAAAGGATGGCGTGGAAAGAGACAGTTAATAAAAAAATGCAACAACCAGGAGTTTTCCATCACGGGCGAGTTGGCCAAAAACAGTTGTTACAAGAGATGAAAAACTATGGTATATGGGCTTACCCAACCAATTTTGACGAAATATCTTGTATAACCGCTATGAATTGCCAAATTCTAGGTTTAATTCCCATTACAAACAATGTAGCGGCCTTAAAGGAAACAGTTAAGTATGGAACGAAGGTGGAAGGGGATATTGCCGACCCTGAAGTGTTAGAAACGTATAAAAATGAGCTTATTTCGTGGCTAAAAAGTGACACTAAACAAAAGGCAATCAGGAAAGAGATGTGCGAGTGGGCAACTAAGGAGTTTAGCTGGTCGAAGGTCGCTAAAGAGTGGAGTGAGGAATTTAAGACCCCCAAGGTCTATTCTGACGCTTGGGCAAAGGAATTATTTGAAAGTCTGCCAAAGGAGTTACAAAATGAAGAGTTCAGAGGTTATCGCTTATAGAAGATATCTTACAGGTAACGACGAGAACGAGAAGGCATACAAGTTTATAAATGCTGCAGCTAAATTAACTAACGATCCGGAAATTAAAAAGGATGCTGAGTTAGTATTTAGGCAAGTGTGCCACCTTTATTCCCCTGAGATTTATAAGAAATACTACTCCGAGGATTTAACAGAATACCAAGTAGCTGAAGAATCCCTGTTTAATGATTGGGACTTTCCCGAAAGGATGCGGTGGGTAACAAAAAGGCTAAAAGAACAAGGAGCTAATACTATTCTTGATGTGGGTTGCTGTGACGGGCCTTATTCGTTAAACCTAGCTAAGAAAGGGTATAAAGTTACGGGGATGAATCTTTACAAACCATCAGTTAATCTAGCTAATGAACGGGCCAAGAAGTTTGAAGTTGATGCGACATTTATTCAGGGCGATGCTTTGGAGTTTGAAACTGACGAGAAGTTTGATGCCATCTTATTGTTTGAGATTATCGAGCATGTCCCTAATCCCAAATCGTTTATCGATAAATACATGAAGATGTTATCAAAGAATGGAGTTTTATACATCTCGACTCCGAATGGTTGTTACGATCCCCCCGCTTCATCCATAAGACCAGATGCACCCGATATAAGAGGCCATGTCAGAGTATTTACCGAAAAGATAATCAGAGATGAATTAAAAGAATACAAGATCGAGGAAGTTTATGTCAGCCAGGATAGGTTACTTCATGTGGCGGTGAAGAATGAAAGCAGGAGAATTTAGCCGAAAACTAAATATCGGTGCAGGATCAAGATTGTTAGATGGCTTTATTAACCATGATGTTCAACCTTTAAAAGGGATTGATTTAGTATGCGAGATGTTTGACCTGCCAAAGACTATAAGAGAGAACAGCTTGGAGGAAATCGCCGCCTTTCACATACTTGAGCATTTTGGCACGGCTGATATTCATAAGGTATTGAAACTCTGGTTCAGTTTGTTAGGTGAGAACGGTGTTTTACAAATCGAAACGCCTAATTTTAGGTATCACGCTGAACTTTGTTTGAATGGGGATGAAGAAAAAGCGATTTATTATGCTTTTGGTGGTC